CCCGCATACTGGAGGTATCAAAATGGATCAGCTAGGTCAACTCCAGAAGGCGCTTGACGAACTTCAGAGCGCCGTGTCGGGTCTCTCCTCTGGCGATGGTGTCCGAAAACAAGCCCACAGTCCTTATCCAATGGCCCCAGGTTTGGAGCCAGTTGGCGAGCCGGGTGATTCTAGCCGGGTCGCACTGCTCAAGCCTCGGTCAGACGAAGAGGCTGCGAGCCTGACCAAGGCCATCAGTGCAATCGCTTCGCAGACCGACGGCCTGAATAAGGCTGTCAGAGCTTTAATTGCGAAGGCAGCCAAGGAAGACGATGAGAAGCAGGAGCTTGCGAAGGCTCGGTTGGGTGCTGTTCGCAAGATCCGCGAAGAGCGGATGGCGAAAGCCAAGGCCGCTGAAGATGCTACGAAGATGGAGAAGATGATTTCTAAGGCGATTGCCAGAGCACTAGGTAAGGCAGAGCCTGAGGAAGAAGAGGAAGTGGCGAAGATGGGAGACCACTCGCCATATCCGAAGGCGGACGAGGTCGAGAAGTTGCTGAAGGCTATGTCCGCCGAAGAGAAGGCAGCTTTCGTGGCGCGCATGCAGGGCGCCAAGAAGTCTGTCACTAAGCAAGGAACCGGTGTTTCACAGGTCGGCCTTGCGACTCAGGTAGGTGAAGGCGAGCCGCTCAAGCGAGATGAGCTCGGGCTCGAGAAGGCCTACGAAGAGGAAGAGGCTGCGGCGGACGAAGTCGCCAAGGCCGAACACGAGGAAGAGGAAGATGTGGAAAAGGCTTTGGTTGCGGCCCTCAAGGCCGAACCAGCCGCCGCGGAGGAAGAGGACATGGCGAAGGCAGGAGACGAAGAGATCCCAGAGGAGCTGAAGAAGCTCCTGGCTGCGAAGGGTTTCGCACTGTCTGGGGATTACACCCCCTCCGTCTCTCAGGTCGAGAAGGCACGTATCCTGAAGTCTATGGGATATCGGCCTGTGCCAGTCACGCAGGGACTGCCATTCTCACCCCGGTCCACGCGTTCAGCCTCTGGCGCAACGCTCGGTGATGTGGTCGATAAGGCGAAGGGTATGCCTTGGGGCCAACTCAACGCGTTGCGCGGCAAGCTGGGCGCCTGGTAACGGGGAGAAACAGGAGAACTAACAAATGCCTACTGGAAATCTGAAAACGCTGTTGGGCTTCCTGGAGTCGCAGGCCCTGATTCATGGTCCTCTCGGCAAGTTCTACCACATTCCTCTGAACAAGGTTGATGACTATCTCGCACGAGCTGACTTCTTCACCGCTGTCTATGGCGAGAAGGTCTGGGACACCCTCCAGAGTCAGACGCGCTTCTGGAATATGTTGCGGCGTGTCCCGTGGGGCCCTCGAACTGGATGGCGGAACCGCGATATCCGTAACACCTCAACCCGACCGATCAAGGGCTCCGGTGCTCTGCCGGACATCGCCACGGCCAATTACCAGAACATCGAAGCGCTTCCGAAATCGATCGTCACGATGTTGGGTGTCGATCATGAAGCGCAGTTCCTCTCGGGTCTGGAAGGTGGCATTGGTGATGCCTTGTCTCAGGAGCAGACCTGGGCCGAGATCGATCACATCAAGGACATCAACGGCGAGTTGCTTGCATCGACCAGTTCTATCGTCATCACCACCGGAGCCTCCACCGCAGGCCAGGTTTCTCCGTTCGCTAACTTTCGGGTCGGCGATACGATCTTCTCCGCTGGTCTTGGTGGTGCGGGCACAACCGGTGTGATCACCGTCATCGGTGCTACGGGCATTCTGACGTGGACCGGTGGTGGTACTCTCACCGATGGCAACATGGTCCACATCAAGGCCCGTGCAGGTATCACGTCCATTGATGACGTCATCGAGCAGGATGGCCGGACGTACGTCGGGGCGAACGATGGCGATTCCGATGCCTACAACCTGACGGTTCGTACGGTAGATACCTACGCTGCCGCTGTCGTTCTGGACAACGATGGGGTGGCGCGCGACATCTCCACCGATCTTCTGGATGAAGCAATCCGGGAAGTCCGGTTGAATGGTGGGGAACCAGATCTAATCGTCACCGGCCTTGAGCAGGTGGACAACGTCGCCGCTCTCTTGCAGGCTCAGCAGCGCTTCATGGACGTCGGCGAGTTCAGAGTCAAGGTCGGCAACGAAGAAACACTGCCAGGTTTCCGTCTTGGTTTCAACCTGGCCACGTACAAGGGC